AGGACCTCACGGAGATTTTATAGACATAGGTGTTATAAGTCATTGGCAAAATGAAGCAGAGGGATTAAAAAGTGATGGTGATGCTTTAAATGAATTTTATAGACAGTTTCCACGCACTGAAGAACATGCTTTCAGAGATGAAACTAAAAACAGTATATTTAATTTAGCAAAAATATACGAACAAATAGATTACAACGAAGAGTTTGCCTCAGATTATATATCTACAGGTAATTTTCAATGGATTAATGGGGTAAAAGATACTAAGGTTATGTTTTATCCAGATTTAAATGGTAGGTTTAAAGTATCATGGGTTCCAAAAACACAATTACAAAATAATGTAATTATTAAAAATGGTATTAAATACCCTGGTAATGAGCACTTAGGTGCTTTTGGTTGTGATAGTTACGATATATCAGGTACGGTAGATGGTAAAGGATCTAAAGGTGCTTTACACGGCTTAACAAAGTTTAGTATGGAGGATTGTCCTCCTAATCAGTTCTTTTTAGAGTACGTGGCTAGACCACAGACCGCTGATATATTCTTTGAGGACGTTCTAATGGCTTTAATATTCTACGGGATGCCTATATTAGCAGAGAACAATAAACCTCGTCTATTGTATTATATGAGAAGGCGTGGTTATAGAGGTTTTAGTATGAATAGACCTGATAAAACTTGGAATAAACTTTCTGTTGCAGAAAAAGAAATAGGTGGAATACCTAACTCAAGCGAAGATATTAAACAAGCTCACGCTGCTGCTATAGAAATGTATATACAAGATCACGTTGGAGATAGAGGTAAAATGTATTTTACTGAAACGTTACAAGACTGGTCTAAGTTTGATATAAACAACAGAACAAAATTTGATGCAGCTATAAGTAGTGGCTTAGCTGTAATGGGTTGTAATAGACATTTATATACCCCAAACGCTACACAACAAAAAAAGAAACTAAATTTAAAAATTTCAAGGTACGAAAATAAAGGTACTTTGTCTAAGTTAATAAAACAATAATATGGCTGAATCAATAACAAAACAATATTTTCCAAGTCAAGTTGCTCCTGATGTAGAGAAAGTGAGCCAAGAGTATGGATTAAAAGTGGCAAAGGCTATTGAAAGTGAATGGTTTGTTAGAGATGGCGTAACTTATAGGTTCGCTAACAATCAAGATAGCTTTCATAAACTTAGGATGTATGCTAGAGGAGAGCAGTCGGTACAAAAATATAAAGATGAGTTGTCTATAAATGGTGACATGTCTTATCTTAACTTAGACTGGAAGCCTGTACCTATTATACCTAAATTTGTAGATATTGTAGTTAATGGTATTGCTGAAAGAATTTACGATGTAAAAGCTTATTCTCAGGATCCATATGGTGTAGATAAGAGAACTAGATACATGGAAAGCTTATTAATAGATATGCAAAATGTAGAGTTTGATAAACAAATACAGCAGTTCTATGGTCAGAGTATATTACAAACACCTGTAAATGAAATACCAGAAAACAAAGAGGAACTAGAACTACACATGCAACTTAACTATAAGCAAGCTGTAGAAATAGCTGAAGAGCAAGCTATAAATACTTTATTAACAGGTAACAAATATGATTTAATAAAGAAAAGATTTTATTATGATCTAGCTGTTCTAGGTATTGGTGCTGTAAAAACAGGCTTTAACACATCACAAGGTGTTACAATAGACTACGTAGATCCTGCTAATTTAGTATGGTCTTACACTACTGATCCTTATTTTGATGATATATACTATGTAGGTGAAGTTAAAGTAATACCTATAAATGAACTAGCAAAACAGTTTCCAGAACTAACTCAACAAGACCTAGAAGAAATAAGTGGTCAAAGCATGAGAAAAGCTGGGTATTACAATGCTCATCACGAGCATGATGAAATAGATAAAAATCAAATACAAATATTGTATTTTAATTATAAAACTTATTCAAAAGAAGTTTACAAAGTTAAAGACACAGCAACAGGTGGTACTAAGGTTATTGTAAAAGATGAATCTTTTAACCCTATTATTGATGCTGAGTTAGAAGCTAGATTTGGTAAGTTAGAAAAACAAATAGAGGTCTTATATGAAGGAGCTCTTATATTAGGTACTGACAAGTTACTTAAATGGGAGTTAGCTAAAAACATGATGAGATCTAAGAGTGATTATACTAAAGTTAAAATGAACTATAATATAGTTGCTCCAAGAATGTATAAGGGTAAGATAGAATCTTTAGTTGGCCGTATTACTGGTTTTGCTGATATGATTCAATTGACACACTTAAAACTCCAACAAGTCCTTTCGCGAATGGTACCTGACGGCATCTTTATGGATGCTGATGGCCTTGCAGAGATTGACCTTGGCAACGGCACGAACTACAACCCGCAAGAAGCATTAAATATGTTTTTTCAAACTGGTAGTATAATCGGTAGATCCTTAACTATGGATGGAGATCCAAACCCAGGAAAGGTGCCTATTCAAGAAATACAGAGTGGTAACGGCGGTGGCAAGCTACAAAGTTTAATACAGACCTACAATTATTATCTGCAGATGATAAGAGATGTGACCGGATTAAATGAGGCAAGGGATGCTAGCACACCAGACGCAAAGGCTTTAGTTGGTATACAAAAAATAGCGGCAGCTAATAGTAACACAGCAACAAGACATATACTTAAAGCTGGTTTATTTTTATCAGCCGAAGTTTGTGAGGCATTATCTTTGAGAATATCAGATATTATAGAGTACTCACCAACAAAAGAAGCTTTCATACAATCAATAGGCGCACACAACGTTGCTACGCTTGAAGAAATGTCTG